GTTTTACTCCAATCTCTTAAGATTGCAGCAATTTGTAAACCAGTTACGTCAAATCCACTATTCTTTAATAATAAAGCATAGAGATTAAGTTGTTGTGTCCATTCTACCATTTTGGATTCTTTGTAAACTACAGACCAAACTGAAGTAAATTTAAAATCAGTAATAATACCATTAAGATAATGATCAAACTTTCCGTGTAATGTACCGTTCGGAAAGTCCATAAAAAGTCTGCATTCTTGTATTGCATCGTCTTCTTCTCCTTTCTCTAGTACACTATGCATAGCTGAACCCATAAGGGCCCATATTCTATCACTAGCATCTTCAGTTAATACATCCTTATATTCTTTTGATAACCAATACATTTTATTAGGTTTTAATAATGTAGTAGCCGAAAATGCATTCGGATCCTTTAATTCATCATACCACCCTCTTTCAATTGCATTGTATATTACTGTTGGTAATTTTGCTTTATTCGTTATCTTCATTTTCTCCCCTATAATCACGACAGGTATATATTTTAGCACCTGAATTCTTTCTTATCATCTCGTGATATAATGGACATTTATTTCGATGTTTACATGTCAAGCATTTATTTTCCATGTTGACCTCCAACATTGATAATATACTAAATTAATGTTTAATGGCAAGGAATTTTCTTAATTCTTCTGTATTAAAAAATACGTCTTTACCACTTTTCATTATCTTTATATTTTTACGTTGGATCTTTAATCTTGTAAACAAAAGGTCCACTGCTTCATCCATTTTAATTTTAATTTCATTAGCCATAAAAAAATCAAATGATTCTTCATCTTGTAAATCTCTAAATGAACTCATTCGATCTCCATAATGCATAGTTGCATATGTATGGTCTACAATATCTTTTTCACCTATAAAGTTATAAAAGATATAGAAACCAGCACTAGAAATCTGATGGAAAGCACACATTATTATATTCTTATTATTATCATTAAGATACTTAAGTAATAATTCTGCATGTGAAAATGATCCACCAATTGTACTAAAATAGATAAGTATTTTGCATTCTGGTTTTGCATGAATTGTTTTTTGGCAATTTTCTATTAAGTTAACTACATTTTCTGAATTAATTTCTAAATCAAAAGTTATGATATCATCAATCGCTGTGTAGTCTAGCTTCATTGTTGGCATCCCTTCGCTTTCTGTAATACCCTTGTGCTTGTAGTTTTCTATGATCGTTTCTTTTCTTTAATGTTAAATAATCTTTGCCAAACATTTTAAACATTTTTAACTTCTCTCTATTGCAAAGATACCATATGATATCAAATACAAGTACTGTTATTAACAGTATATCTATTATGTTTTGAAACATTTTTCTCTCCCATATCTTGCAATTAGCAAAGCTTCAGCACGCCCATCTTTCGAGGCCTTGATGGTTACATTATAAAGTTCATTTGCTAAACTTACGCTTTGTTTTTTGTCTCTACCTAAACCAAAGTGTTTCTTCCAGAGGTTAGGGGGCACTAGACAGATATCATATCCAAGGGCCGTACACATGCCCAATAATATTCCATATCCCTTCCCAAACTTAAATACTGATGAAACACCCTGATTTGGCATACTATGTACTTTTTCGATTACCACTCTATCACTTTTTCGACGTAAGTCGTATAACACTTTATATAAATCCTTAAGATGTATCCAGTGTTTCTTTTTTTCCTGATATGTTGGTATATCGAATAGTAAAATGCCCCCATCGTCGTCGATGAGGGCAATAGCTCCACTAAGTCCCGGGTCAATACCTACAGTATTAGTTTTCATCCGGTACTTGTGTACTTTTAACGTCTGCTGCTTCAGGTATTGTCTTGCCGTTCTCGGCTAATACTTGATTAGCATCGCCACTAACTTTTGCTTCGTCCTTCTTCGTTTCCGGTTTTATAGGCTCCCCAACAAAAACTGAATGCATCATAGGTTGATAGAACTTTCCTTGATGAATTCTAAATTCACCAGCTAATAGGTGCTCATCTCTTAACTTCTGATTGACTTCCACTTCTAGTTCTTTGATTGTGTTAGCGATAACAACAACATACGTATGAATATATTTTGGCATTTCCATTTATTTTTCTCCATGTTTGCTTTTTATTTGATACTTTTCACCAATGAATTCAAATTCCATAGAATATCCAGCTACACCATGACGGTTCTTTGGAATTCCTAATTTGAAAACATTGTCCTCAATACCACCACCTCTGTTACGATTTGGTCTCCAGCATGTCCATAACATATCTGCCATATTCACAACTTCTCCAGAATCTTTTGGTGCATCTAAACCTAATGGAAGGTTTCCATCACCAGCTAATTCTTTTGGTACTTGTGATAATACAAATATAACGATACGCAATTCTTTAGCTATCTGTTTCAAGATTCTACTAATATAAATTGCTCGTTCTGTTTGGTTATTTCCCTTTGCTGCTATTAAGGTTAAATAATCAATGACTATGGCATTTGGTTTAATACCAGTCTTTGATCTCATCATATTCACATAATCCTTAATCTCATCTATATGAATATTTGGCTTGTCTATTGTTATAATATGATTCATTGAGTTTTTGAATGTTTGTATTGATATATCATCATCCCAATTAGTTTCAGTAATCTTAAGAAACTTATCAGTAATATCTACACCAGTCATTTCAATTGATAGAAATAACCATTTTAGATGTTTAAATGATTTCATCATATTTAACATGAATGTTGTTTTACCAGATCCCGGGCCTCCTGCGAGTACTATAACATATCCCGGTTTAATAGCCACTAAAGGCCAATCTGAAAACATTTGTTCCATATATATGTAATTGTCTTTACTTGCCTTCATATCTTCTATATAACGGCTTAAATAGTCATTACCTTGATAGATATAATCCTCAGAAATATCTTTAGATTTATAAAGATGACAAGTATTGATACAAAAGTGTGCTTTTATATCATCATTACATGTAAATATATATCCTCGTTCATAAAATTTTATAATATTATGAAGTTCTGGTATACTCATGGGATTTGTTAATCGTTCATTCCAAACCTTTAACATACTCCATACAAAATCTTTATTGTATCCCTTTTCTTTCCAATAAGATTGTAGGCGTAATGCGACTTTGTGTCGCATACCTGTTAAATCATAAGTGTTAAGCATTTTATAAATACATAACTTTTCACCATAAGGATAATCAACATAGGATTTTACCTTACCTGTGTTAATATTAACTTCCTTATGCTTCGGAATGTCAGATGCTTCTATTGTAACCAATTTCCTATGTGCATCGGGGCATGGTTTTCCATTTAGAATTTCTTGTAGAATAAGTTCTTGTCTAAATATGGGCGTAATAAAGCTACGTGTTGGATACTCTTTATCGAGTTTGTTCCACTTAATTAGTGCTTTTTTGCGTCCAGACTTAGGATGAATAGAGAATGGTAGTCTAAAGATTCTTACCTTATCGTATATACTCAAATCAATATTATCTTTGATTTCAGGGTATAATTCTCTAATTTTCTGAGCAAACAAATGATTTGCTATATTCCATTTATCTTCTAGGTTACTTGGATAATTTACATATTCTTTTGGAATATATAGATGAAATCCTTTGTTACCTGAAAACCAATGATAATATTTTAAATCTTTTATATCTTCAAAAAATCTTTCACACCTAATCGTAAGTGCATCTACGTCTTCATCATCAATATCGAGAACAAAATACGTGCCGTATATTTTATCATTATAACCGCTTACGGTATTTTCGGACATATAATATTCTTTCATTTCAGCACCATAATAAAAAAGCGATGAATATGCTTCTCTATCTATGGGTCTAATTTTACTCGCCTGCCTGATCGTCCTACGAGATGAAACAGTAGGAGTATACAAATAGTATTTATCAGGTGAAGTTGGCATTAGAATGGTGGGTTTGAGCCACCGTCAGGAGCTTTGAATCCTTTTGCGTTTAACCAATCTCCTTTGGTAACTACATCAATCAAGATAGGGTTATCCATACCCATCATATCTTCATCGCCTTGTTCTGGTAGTGAAATATCTCCGACTCCTTCAAAAGCTTGAAGTCCTAGTGCTACCATTAACGGATTGATTTCTTTTAATTTTAGTGGGTTTTTTAAAGGCATACTACAAAAGTCACCAGTTTCTAAACGAAAATGTGCTATTATATGTGTCTGTGCCTTTGATTCCTTAAAACCAACTAATACTCCCCTTGTCCATCCTTTTGGATTTTCTGCTGTTGTTGCGCCTATAGCCATTGTTTTCCTCCTAAATTTTTGTAAACTTTTGGCTTTGTTACATAAATATCTGTATTTTCTATCTAAATGTTCTCTCCATTCTTTACATTCTTGTTGTAATTGTTCCGAATGTGTCATGAGAAATTTTTCAATATCAATTCATGTAACTCTTTTGCATTGGTAACCTGATAGAAGTCTTTGATGCGACTGCCACCGAATGCCAAATCTGTTGTAGAACTTGCATCTACAGTAACTCCAAGATAAGAGCTTCCTTCTTCATCCTTTTGCCTTTTAAAAATTGCATGTACATCTGCTGTATCTTGTACCATTCTCTTTGACTTACCCGGAAGGTCCATGTCCAAATAAGTAATGTTGTTAGTTGCAACTTCAGATGCTGAAATCTTTAAATGGGTAACTGTAATTAATAATGGTGCTAATGAAAAACAGTGATTTATGATGTTAAACATGATATCTCGTGTATCACTCCAACCTTTGCCAAATGGCATTTCACTTAAATCTTTAATTCCCATATCATTACAATACCACTTTGAAATCATATCAGCCAATTTGTCAATTGGATCCAATACAATAACATCAGGTTTAATGGTAGCTATATTTTTTGATATAACTGCCATGTTTGAACGTAAATCTGGTAAACTTCCTACTTCTAGGAAAGAACCAACATATGCTTTAGATCCTTTTTCAAGATCTATATATATTGTCCTTAGTTTTGATGCTAGAGACACACAAAACTCTGTTTTACCAGCCTTAACTGATCCAGTAATGTTTATCCACTTATACGATGGTTTATCGTGTATTTGAACCATTTCTGTATCAACTTTGTCGAATACATTAATCAATCTACCTCCTCTTTTAATATCCCATCTGGGATAGGATACGATACACTTATAGATTCTGCATCTTCCAGCATTGTTAGAATTTGATCTGTTGGAATTGATAATCCAACATGTTTTTTCCATTGTTGTTGTAATTTTTCTAACATAGAATCTTCTTTTGTTTTGTCTTCCATAGGAATCCAAGGACCTTTTGGACTCATTTTGTAATAACTACCTGTTTCGTCTATAAACAAATATAGCAATTTATACCTCCCTTTGCTTATTTTGTAAA